GCCATAGCCTCTTGACGTGCCTTCTCATACGCAAACTGCTCTGGTGAGCCACCGTACTGAGCAGTCTGTAGACCACCACGACCACTAGCAAACAAGTTCTCCTGCATTGCCAAACGCTGACGTTCTTCCTCTGGAAGCTGTGCAGCTCTGATCTGCTCGTACAAGGCTGCTTGTTGTGCCGCAGGGTCTTGACCAACTTGACCAAACAAGTTCTGAGCCTGTCCCATCAACTGCGCTTGTAGTGCTTGCTGTTGTGGACTAAGTTCTAATGTATAACCACCTTGAGGAGTTGTAGCAGCTCTGCCTAGACCTGTTGTGACAGTGTAGGGCTTAAACTGACTTGCCTGCATTGCTTGCTGACCAAGAGCGCCTGCTGTTGTTAAAGCAGACTGTCCCATTTGTTGAGCGCCTTCCAAGCCTTGCTGACCTACATAATAATTACCTAATGAAGAAGCAAAATCTCCAAGATTAAAATTATTGCTTAATAAACCACCTAGGGCTAAGCCACCTGCAACAGTTCCTAAAGAAGGTGAGCTGCCTACCTGCGCTCCTGTCACTGGCCCAGTTTGAGCAGCAGGCATAGCACCTGTAGGCTGTTGTGGCAACTGTGTGTTGAAGAAACCACCTTGGTTGGTTAGCTGTCCTTGTGGCCCTGCCATTCCCATTTGATCAGGAATATATCTACCCATTGCATCATACGCCATTAGAATGTACCTCCAGTAATAGTGCCAGCCGTTAGTGTACCTGAGACATTGACGGTGACGGCTGTCATTGTTCCTGTAAAGGCAGGATCAGCTTTGTTAGATTTAGAATTGACAGCAGTAGCAATGTTGTCAAACTCAGTGTTGATTTCAGTACCCTTAACAATCTTAGCGGGATCGCCAGAACTGAGGGAGTCCTTAGTTGCAAAGTTAGTTGTCTTAGTATAATTAGACATTAGATAAGTCTCCCTAGTAGAGCGTGTATGTCGATCTTTTGAATTGAGAAAGCAGAGTTGTTAATCTGAGCTTCGATACCTACTGTTACAACAGAGCCGTTACCACTAGCGTTTACTTTTGGTGTGTTAATAACAACAGCAGCAGAATACTCAGCAGTTGTGTTATACTCGCTAATGCCATACTCAGCTAAATTAGTAGAACCAAAAATAAAAGGTTGCTTTGTATAATCAGATGTGTAATCATAGCCCCAGTTGAGCGTTGTAGGCGTAGACTGTCCACCAATAATGGTTAAGTTAAACTTCTTCAAAAACTTCAAGTTAGCGGGGCTTTGGAAGTCAAGTGGGTTACTGAAATAACGCAGCTGATACTGTTCTGTATCGTCTAAGTAACCACTATATTCTACAATGCCGTCAGACACTCCCATGTGAAGAGTACCATCGTCACAACGAGCAAAGACGTTAATACCCATCCCAGACCATGTTGTAACCCTATGTGAATCATTCTCTAGCGGGACACGCATGTCAAAACAATATATTATACCACTATCAGGAAAAGAAAGCAAGTAAAAAGCTTCTTCTTGGCTGTATAAAGATTTGATAGGGTTGTTCTGCTGTTGAATCAAACTAACCAAGTCATTACGAACATTCTTGCTGATGTCTCTCATTGGCAAAGACTTCTCTTGAATAGTCCTTCCCAGCGTACGCACACCTGTGTTAGATAAAAATATAAGGTCTGTCCCAGTGTGCTGTACAGAATCACGAGCAACACAACCAACGCCTGCTACGGTGTCTGCAAGCGTCATAGTGCTTGGAGACTTAGCACCGCTATAGGTAAGTATAGACTTCTTACCAAAGATGATTAGAAAGCCATTGTGAGCCGCTAGTGCCACTATCTCGTCAAAGCCTTCTGGCCATACGTTAGTTAAGTCTAAGCTGCCTGAAGAGCCTCCTGTCCAATGTGAACCATCTAGTAAATCACTCCAGTAAACAGTGTGCTTGTTACCTACTACATCAGCTACCCACAAGCGCCCAAAAGCTGCTAGAGCTTCGTTACCCTGCGGCATAGTGCCTGTGCTATGCGAGTGTGTGCTTATACGCTCTAGTGTAAACGGAGCAGCTTCATTAGTGCCTATCAACGGCTCGTGTCCACTCTGTACCATATATACATGGTTAGCCAGTGTGACGCACTTCCAATTGTTTGCTGTTGCTATATAACCTGCTGGCGTGTAATCAACCAACGTAGTATCACCAACAAATACTTTTAAATTACCTGCTGATAGCAACCTTCTATCGCCACTATAGTCAATAAACTGATGCAGCGTCTCTATTCCTCTGCTGCTGCCCAGCAAAGAAGCTCCGTTGGTTGTTGAGTACTGATAGCCCTTCCTAGCTCCGATACGTCCTAGCTGATCAATAACACAGTTGTCAGCTACAGCGGCAAACGAAGGGTCTAAGCCAATAGGAGAGTCTTGGGTGTTTAAACCAAAAAAACCCGGAGCAGAGATTGTAATGTTCTGTAATTGTTGAGCCATTATACAGTCGTCCAGATAGTCTCTTCAGGGTGTCTAGCAGCGTCTAGTGCAATAGCGTCTGACAAGGTACGATCAGCTAAAGCAAACAACTCTGCTGCGCTTGTTCCACCAGTCTCACCACGTTCTCTAGCGCCTAACGCTGTTGCTATCTGAATAACTGGTGACGAAGGTATTGACATTGTGTCAGTGTTTTCTGTCATGTCTGCTGTACGCAGCACCACGTTAAAGCGTAGCTGATAAGCACCGTCAGGGGCTGGGTAGAGGTCTACACCGCTATCGCCATTACTATCAATACCGTTCCAGCTATAGTACTTAGGAGCTGCGTAGGGTATGTTAGCTTGGACGAGGAAGGCATTGTTCATCCACGTTGACGGACGATACTCCATAAACCAGTTAGAAGAGTCGTTAATAACGTCTAACACCTTAATACGATCTTGTGAGTCAACTAACGTGTAGTTATAAACATTAGCTACTGTAGACACTGTTAGAGTTGTACGCAGCGCTGTCCAGTCCCAAGCATCTTCTACGGTTCGTTTAGCATCGTTGACAAACTCCCCAATAAGTTTTGAATAGTTATTTTGATTAACAGAGTCTACTTCGTTCTCACGGAGTCTGCGTAGAACACTATTTACTAACTGTAGATATGTCATGCTTGATACCTTCTTTGTAATTTAACTAACTCAGGCATATCAGCGCCTACTTGTGTTTTAAATTTAAACAACTCGTCACCAAACAAGCTGTCTGTGGTTCTTGTTGCTAATTGCAAGTTACGAGCGTCTGTTGCTTGTTGTGCTTGTTGTGTTGCCAGCATTCCAATGCCTTGCTTTAAATCAATATTCAAAGCTCTGATAATATCTTCTAGTGTAGAGCCTGTAGCTCTAACAACATCTTCAATAGCTTTGCCTAGCGGACTCAGGGCATCTATAACAGCCTGTCCAGTATCTCCAACAGCACCTAAGATGTCTTCGCCAACAGCACCTACACCACGCAGCACATCTTCAGTGGTGCTGCCTGTAATTCTAACAATGTCTTCTACAGCAGAGCCTATGGGTCTAATAAAATCTTCTAATTGACTACCACCAGCGCTAACAACATCTGACACAGCAGATATAACAGTCTGACCAACATCTACAACTTCGTTAATAACGTCTTCTGTGCTGCTGCCTACAGTTCTAGCAACATCTTCAATAGCCACGCCAATAGGTCGTAGAGCGTCTTCAATAGCTGGAGCAGCTTCAACAACTGGCTTGTAAACAGGTTCTAATACATCGTCAATAGTGCTGCCAACTTCTCTAACAGCGTCTTCAATAACTGGCGCAGCATCAACAACTGGTTTATAAGCTACTTCAGCTATGTCGTCTATTCCACTTCCAACTGTTCTGATAGCATTTTCTATTGAAGAAAAATCTACATCTCCCTCAAATAAATCTTTTGCTGGTTGTAGGAAACTATCGTCAATAACACTACCCACAGCTCTGGCAACATCTTCTAATCCTTTACCAGCTTCTTTTATAAACTCTGGAATAACATCGGGTAAACTACCGCCTGCTCTAACATAATCAATAGCTCCTGCTTCCAGAGCATCTTCTAAACTAGCGCCACCAACTACTTTAGCAATTGCAGTGTTTAGGCCAGTAGCTAAATCGTCTGCTTGTACTCCAGCTTTAGCGGCCAAAGCTGTTACGTCTGTTTGTGGTAAGTCAGCAATAAACTTTTCAACTATAGGTGCACCAAACGCTTGAACAACACCTTCAGCTAAGTTATCAGAAGCGGCTGCTGTTATTAAGTTTTGTGTTTGATTGTAACCTAAACCGAATAAACCAGTGCCTTGGGTAGCCGCTGAATAAGCATCTAACGCAGCGTCGCCAGAAACAGCAGCAATGTTGGTAGGGTCAATAGTTGAAGCTCCAGCAGGAACAGGCGGTTTAGTAACACCTAATTTATCTAAACCAGCCATAGCTGTCATAGCGATCTCAAGAGGGCTAACGTCTACACCAGCAGCTACTTTAGCACCTGTAGTAAGATAAACAGGAACACCAACAGCAGATAAAGCAATATTAACTAAAGGATTAGACAACACTTGCTTTAAGAAAGATTCTTCTGGAGGGTCTTTAACCCAAACCATGCTGTACTCACCAACACCAGCTTTTCCGCCACTAATGTCTTTAAAGCTGCCTGTTGACAATAACTTAAAGTATTTGTCTTGTTCTTCCTTTGTAAACCCGCTGTCCATCTTAAACTCGCCCTCGAGTTCTTCAGGCATTTTCATGTAAAGATTGTCAGCATCGTATCCGTAAGGCCAGTCTATTTCTAAAGGCTGTGCAATAGTTTTAGTAAGCGAAGCTCCTGTTTCTTTTACCATGTTGGTGAAGGCAGTACCTTGAGCTTTAGTGGTTGCCCATTCGTCTACGTTAATAGCCAGCTCGCCATCAGCCATAGCAAACCTATCTTTTTTATTGGCAACTAAATCTTTTTTGTCCGCTGTAAAATCTGTAGCAAGATAGTTTTCAAATTGATCAGCAACACTACCTGTAGAGGTTGGTTGGTTGGCTTCTACCAGAGCTGTTGTTTTAACTTGTGGCGGCAAAGCTACAACAGGTTCGTCAGTAAAGTTATCAAAGACGCTTGCAAATGCGTCAGCAGTTAAAGAAGCATAGTCTCCATCAACAGGAGAAGTTGGTAATTCTTCAAATGCTTTAGTAGTGGCTGCTTCAATTGCAACTTCCTGTGGCACTTCTGCTACTGTAGGAACTTTTATTTGTTCAGCAGCTACTTGAGCTTGTTCCGCTTTAAGCTGTGCTTCCTGCGCTGCTCTTGCAGTATCAGCAGCAGCTTTTTCTTGAGCTGCTTTAGCTGCTTTAGCTGCTTGAGCTTCTTGAGCTACTTTAGCTGCCGCAGCGTCTGCCTTAGCTTTAGCATCAGCAGCAGCCTTAGCATCAGCAGCAGCTTTGTCTTGTGCTGCTTTAGCTGCTTGAGCTGTCTTTAAATCAGCAGCTTGTTTAGCTAGTAAGTCTGCTTTAACCTTAGCGTCAGCAGCGGCTTTAGCGTCAGCGGCGGCCTTGTCTTGAGCAGCTTTAGCAACTCTAGCATCTTCAGCAGCTTTGGCAACTCTAGCAGCTTCGGCAGCTTGTGCAACTCTAGCATCTTCAGCAGCTTTAGCAGCTTGTGCAACTCTAGCATTTTCTTGAGCAACTAAAGCAGCCTGCGCTTCTTCTTTAGCCTTTTGCTCTCTAGCCGCTTGCAGTGCTTGAGCTTGTGTATCTACTGTAGGCACAACAGGTGCTGGCGCAGGTGCTGGTATGACAGGAGTTGGCGTTGGCGTAAAGGCCGCAGGAGGCGCTGTAAAGGCCGTAGGAGGCGTTATATCCGTAGGCGCTACTGGGGTAGGCATTACAGGCACAAACGGCGCTACAGGAGCAGCAGGAGCGCTCTGTAACGGTATATTAGGCACTGCTGGTGTGTTTAGCTGTGGAAAGAAGTCAGCAAACAAACTTGATGTTGTTCTATTCGCTGCTGGCGCTGGTGTAGGTGCTGGTGCTACAGCAGGAGTGTACACAGGGGCTGGCATAGGTGCAGGAGTGTATACAGGTGATGGTGTAGGCGCTGTAGCTACAATAGGCTGTCTCGACAACATACCACCATCTTGTGTAAATCTAGGAGCTGCCATAAGTTACTTCCTCATTTCCATAATCTTACTAGCGCCTCTAATACCAAAGCTAGAACTGATAGCTATGAATAATAAATATTGATACCACTCTGGCAACTTCTCTAATGCTACAAACCCTTCA